AAATGGACCTAGCCGCCCAGATGATGGAGACAAGCTTTCTTCCAACTGACTGGATCTACGACAAATTGTTCCACTTCTCTGAAGAAGAATTTGATGAATACCGCGATCTAGTGATTGAGGATAAGAAAAGGATGTTCCGTATCAAGCAGATTGAAGAAGAAGGCAACGATCCGGCAGAAAGCGGACAGGCTTACGGTACACCGCATCAAATTGCTTCAATGTATGGCGGATACGGAACAGCGCCTCTATCAGGTCAGAACGTACCGCAAGGCTACGATGAGACCAATCCAGGGGAGCCAGTTAAACTTCCAGGTCGTCCGGCAAATAAGGTATCACTTATTAATACCGCCGACGATCCGCTCGGAAGAGATAGAATGGGCGTTTATGATCTCAAGTCTAAACCTAACACTGGAGAGGACGGGATGAAGGCTAAGTTTACAGGCGGAAATCCAATGTCTTTGAAAGAAAATAAGAGTACTGCAGTAGCAGCTTACCTTACAAACAAAGCTGCATTAGAAGCTTACAAGAAAAATAAAAGGGTAAACATTTATGAAAACGATAAAACTAGCGAGTTACTTGACGAATCACGTATTAAACCTGATTCAGATTTAATCTAATACGTTGATATTTATTAGTAAGTCAATTACCGATGATCAAACATAGTAAATACAAGAATACCGGTATTTTATTTGAGCTTCTTGTACGTCAATCTACTGCAGATTTGATGTCAAACAAAGACCCTAAAGCTGTTAAGATTTTTAAGAAATACTTCACAAACACGGAGTTAGGGAAAGAATATAACCTGTATAATACTGTAGCTAGCTCACCTAAGCTCACAGAAGCTAAGGCCGAAATCCTTATAAACACTATTGTTGAGCAAGCAAAAAAGCTCGATAGAGTAAAACTTGATAAGGAAAAGTATAATTTGATTCGCGAGGTCAAAAAACATTATGATCTCGATGATTTTTTTAAAGCAAAAATTGAGAACTATAAGATTCACGCCTCAGTTTTTACACTTATTGAAAATCAACTTACTAAGAAATTTTCAGATACAAAGCAGATTGTAACACATAAGCTTACTCTCCTTGAGCATATTACTAAAGAAGCCTTAACTGAAAGAAAAGTAGCTTCCAAGGTAGTTGAAGAGTTTATGAAAGAGGATAAAGAGGTAAGAATCCTTGCCTACAGAATATTAGTTGAGAAGTTTAACGAAAAGTATGCAAGCCTATCCTCTCAGCAGAAAGATCTACTAAAAGAGTATATTAATAACGTCTCTGATACAAAGAGACTAAGAACCTATCTCAATACAAAACTACTCGAGGTTAAAAGCGAGCTCGTAGACATTAAGTCTAACGTCGGAGATAAGGTTCTTCAAATAAAATTAAATGAGGTTTTGAATTTTATTAAGCCCCTCGGTCCAAACGAGTCAATCAAGGACGAAGTCTTAATCGGCTTAATGCAGTACTATCAATTGATTAGTGAGCTCAAAGCCGTCAAACAATGAACAACCAGTTTGCCACGCAATTCTTACGGGAAGATACTGAAGAGCGAGAAAATATTATATCTGGAGCTCTAGGAGATACAGGAATCGACGAGTATCTTGTTAAGAGACTTACTGACGCAGTCCTAGCCGGACATATAACTCTCGAGAAAGCTCTCGAAATTATCCGCGATACTAAGCTAGACGAAGATGGCGGTGCAGCTGCGGCAGCTCCTGCTGGCGGTGGAGGAAGTACAACAGGAGGCGGTGTAACGAACGGAGCAGGAGTTAACGGCGGGGCTGAAGGCGAACAGTATTTTGCCGGTACGCGAAAGAAGAAAATAAGCGAATCAGACGAGGAGCATAAATTTAAGGTAGGTGATAAGGTTAAATACAATAACCAGGATTGCGAAATAATCGGACTTCTAGATTGGGGATATAGAGTCAAAGGACCTCATTTTACCAGTAATGTAACAAAGGATACCATCGAAAGACAGAATCCGGCCGTAAAAGAAGACGCTCCTATGTATGCTCACGGCAAAGCCAATATAAGTACATATACTAAAGACGGATTCACTAAAGCCCCAAGTGCACAAGAGGCTGGAAAAAAAATCAAAGGTGTACAGGTTAAAATGCTCTGGAAGGAAGGTGATGGACAGGTTGAAGTAAGATGGAGCGATATTGAAGGTAAAATAAAAGAAATTGCAAAAGAGAAAGGTTTCCAAGAAGATTACGTTCAGTATATGAAGGATGCTTTCGAACAAAAACTTTTAACTAGCTGGCACGACGTTAACGATTATACCCGCGGGTGGGGAGAAGCTTTAAAGGAGTACATTAACGAATCTCGAGCCTATTCTCAGTTCAAAAAACAGACTGCCATTCGTCCTAAAGATCAGCAGATGCATGAGGCCGTTAAAATGATTCACAGTAAGCTCGAAGAAGTATCCAAGCTCGTAGAATTTGCTAAGCAAATGAGAACTGAGTTATCTGAGGGTGAAAATACACTTGAGTATAAGCATAACACTAAAAAGATCTTTGAGAAAATCAATTCTAAAGTAGTGGAAGTATATACAAAAACTAGAGATTTAAAATAAAGTATATGGCAAAAGGAAAAAGCGGTGATTCAAGAAAAATCACCTTCGGTACACGAAAAACAGGTTCTGCACAGAAAAGTTACAACAAACACAGTCCACGACCTAAGAAGTATCGTGGGCAAGGAAGAAAGCACTAAAATGAAAGTAACTAAACTCACAGAAGAAGTAAACCGGCTCAAAAAAATAGCCGGTCTTTTAAGAGAGGATATTGATTTGACTGATACCCCGGAATTCAGTAGAGAATTAGACTTAAAAAAAGTCTCTAATATACAATTCGACGGTATTGATCCTAGCGATTATCCTGATTTTGTAGATGCACATATTATAAGCGCCGATTATAACGGGAGACCAATGACCGATGATGAAATCGAAGAGCTAAACCAGGATTCTGATTTCGTATATGACGCACTTATGGATTATTTGTATTGATTTTAACTATTTATTATTATGAAAAACATTCAAGCTCAATATCAAGACCTTCTAGAAGGTAAGATGTCTATGAGCAACTTCATGCGTAGTGTACGTATGCAGTTCCCGCAGCATATATCTCCTACAACGTCTTATGATGATTCTGTAAAAATTCTAAAAGGAAAGCGTATCCTTTCTGAAGCTAAGAAACCAGAAGGTGTTTACGGACACAATCCTAATGCCGAAAACGACACCTACAGAGGTATTGATCATCTTAACTACTATCAAGTTTATCATGGTATCCAGTATGAGCTTGCTAAGATGCCTGAGATTACTGACGAGAATTACGTTAAGGCTAGAAAGAAAGTCGTTGATACTATCCTGAAAGATCCCGATGCTTACAAGCAATTACAGCTTGCAAACTTCAAGGCTGTAAAAGAAATGGATAAGGATCTCGAGATGAAAGATGTTAAGAAGAACAATCTTAACGATAAGCCAAACGAAATGAAGGTTGTTAAGAAAGATGCTAAAGAAAACACTCAAAGTACTCTAGAGAAGAAAGAGAAAAAGAAAGCCAAAAACGGAAAAGGTCTCGATCATATGACCCAGACCCCTAAAGGTAAACTAGAGGCTTTCGCTACCCCCGGCAAAGAAAAAGTACACGCTCTCAAAGAGCATATTCTCGACGAAATGACTACCCAAAATCCTCATCATGAAGATTTTCATAAAGGGATGGAGGTTTATAAAAAAAAAGGTGACGGTGTTCCGGGTAAAGTAATCGAATTCGATGGACATACTGCTACGGTAGAGTGGCAAGACGGCCGTAAAGAAGATTTGCAAAAAAACGTACTTACAAAAGTAAAGCCTGAGAAAGCAGAAGTACCTATGCCTGATAAGCCACGTACGATGGTTCAGTGGAGTAATAACGAAGAAAAACTCAATGAAGATCCTGTAGGACAGCAAGCAGCCGGCGACGAAGAAGAAGAAGCTAGTCTACGTGCTACTGTTATAAAAAAGGAAGATAGAGGTTCAATGCTAAAAAAGCTCAAAGAGAGACTTGTTAAAGCTATTAAAAAAGAAGGGATCAGAAAAAATCCAAACAACCAAACATTTGTAGCAACTAACACTCCTGCAGATGATTCTTTAGCTAACCAAATGGGGTACACTCAACCTGTACCTGGTAGCCTCCAGTTTTTAGGTAAAAAGAAAGGCGGATAGTATGAGTAAACAAGTCTTAATAGAGTATCTACCGTTTAAGCCCCTACCCAAACAGCTACACGAGGCGAGGATGAATCCTAAAAGCCCTCTTATTGTGGCCGGTCTTGTACAGGCAGCCGATAAACCAAATGCAAATAAACGTATCTACGACTACGATACTCTTGCCAAACAAGTACAGCTTTACATGGAAGGTCCGGTTAGAGAGAGAAGAGCATTAGGTGAACTCGATCACCCCGAATCATCCGTTATCAATCTCAAGAACGTTTGCCATAATATTACACGTCTTTGGTGGGAAGATAAAAACCTAATGGGCGAATTCGAAATTTTAGACACACCCTCGGGTAATATTTTACGTGAATTATTCATGAATAACATCACAGTAGGTGTTTCATCTCGTGCAATGGGTTCTGTATCACCAATCGGTGAAGGTCTCGTTCAAGTAGAAGATGATCTAGAATTGATCTGTTGGGACTTTGTATCTACTCCATCTACATATGGTGCATACGTAAGACCTATAGGCGGATTAAATGAGTCTTATAACCCAGTACAGGATAAGATTTCAAGTGTTAGTAAATTAATCTCTGATATTATCTGCACCCAGAGCGGTGTTTGCTGCATAAAGTAAAATCAATGAAACAGCAACTCAATGAAATAAAAAGACTGCAAGAACTTGCAGGAGTTGCCGCCGAAGGAGAACGTAATTCTCTAAAAGATGATAACATCTTTGACGATATCCCCTCTATAGACATTGATATACAAAAGGATGAAAGGGGAGAAGACACTCTCTTTATGAATATAAGTACACTATACCATGGAGGAGGAAACAAAAAAATATCATTACTAAAAGATAATCCACGATTGCAACAGCAAGTAATGCAGGTTATGCAATCTGAAATACAAAAGACGTTCAGAAAAGTTATTCACTCTATTCTAGGTGAACCTTACGGACTGCCGGAATCTACTGAAACCGATATCGACCTATCAGATACTCCAGGGTTTACTTCAAATCCTGCTAAAAAAATCAAAAATTTACCGATTCCTACCTTAGATTCGATTGCAAAAAGGTTATCTACTATAGCAAAAAAAAGAGGCTGTTACGATATTACTAAGGTAACCGATCCTAGTACTATTAGTAACAGAGATTTCAGCGTTTATAAATACGGAGCCTTTTCGTGCGATCTTTCTAATGCTGCACTACTAATGCTACAGGATCTTAAGGTCCTAAGCGATGATGAAGATTCTAACAACTATAGGATTAGCCGTTTCTGTGTTTATATTCTAATCGATCGCTTAAAAGAAGAAAAATTACTTTTCATAGAGTGGTAGTAAAAATTTTTACTAAGAATCAAGGTTTTCCGTACAGGCAGGGATATTTATGATCGTATGCCATCCTAATATGGCATTTTGTATTCTATACACTCTTATATTGCTACCCTACTAATTAGCAATCCCCGAAACAAATTTAAGATGGAAAATCAAGAATTGTTTAAACAAGCAATCCTTGACGCAAAGGCTGTTCGTGAGACTGCAATGGCTGCCGCCAGAACTACTCTCGCCGAGCATTTTGAGCCTTTTATCAAGGAGACCATGGAAAAAGAACTCACAAAAGAAGAGGACGACACCATGGAAGAGGCTCATGACATGGAAGAGGCTATGATGCATGACAAAGACAAAATGCATAAAGAAGCCGCCGACATGGAAGAGTCTACACTAGATGAGATCCTAGCCGAGCTAGATGCTCTTTCTGAAGAGAAGATCGAAGAAGATGCAGACCTCGAAGAAGATGCTGATCTAGAAGAAGCGAAAGTCGGTACAACTGCCGGCTATTCTGAAAAAGCTCATACGTCTAGAGGTGGAACCGGTTACCCTGAAAAAGGCGGTAAACACAAAGGCGAAGGAGATGGTTATCCTGAAAAAGCAAAGAGCTCTATTCACGAAGCTGAAGATGACGAAAAAGAAAAGGAAGACGACGAAGCTGAAGAAGCCGGCGAAGACCTTACTAAAGACATCGAAGCTGGTGAAGGTGGAGACGGACAAGAAGTAGTCGACATTACTGTAGGCGAATTGAAAGACATCATCCGTGATGTGTTCATGCAACTACAAGGTGGCGGCGGTGCTCTTGATGCCGGAACCGAACTTGCAACCGACTTAGGCGGCGGTGAAGAAATGGAAGCAGGAGAAGAAGAGATCTCTCTTGACGAAATTCTAGCCGAGCTTGAAGAAGAAGAGCACAAGATGGAAGAAGGTAAGAAAAAGCATCATGAAGATGACAGAGTAGAAGAAGGTACTGGTCCTGGCGGACAAATTGATCCAAAAGCTCAAGACGTTCACATGGTACAGTACGACGAAACAAAGAAAGAGTTGAAAGAAGCCGTTAAGACTATCAAAGCTCTTAAGACTGAACTCAACGAAATCAATTTGTTTAGTGCCAAGCTTCTCTACGTAAACAAAATCTTCAAGGCCAAAAACCTTTCTGAGTCGCAAAAAACAAAAGTGATCAATGCATTTGATAGAGCAGTCTCTGTTAAAGAAGTTGAAAACACTTACAAAACATTACTTGAGTCTTTGAGTGCTGATACTAAAAAGTCTACAATCAAAGAATCTGTAGGTTTCGCATCAAAACCAATCGGTCATGCTCCAGCTCGTCCGATTGTTGAAGCCGATGCCTTTGTAACAAGATGGCAACAGCTTGCTGGAATCAAATAAACAATTTTTTTTTAAACCAAACATTTTTTTAAAATGTCAAACTTAGTACAATCCCTCCTCGAAAGCGCTAACCCTTACCAAGATCAACTTGGTGTTAGCCAAAAGCTTGCTAAGAAGTGGGCCAAGTCTGGTCTACTCGAGGGTTTGAAAGATTACGACCGCACCAATATGGCCGTTATCCTTGAGAACCAAGCCAAGCAACTAGTACTTGAACAATCTTCAACTGGTGGTGGTGTAACCAACGGTGCTACCTTTACTCCCGGTAATGGTGAGCAGTGGGCTGGTGTAGCTCTTCCTCTTGTTCGTAAGATTTTCGGTCAAATCGCTTCTAAAGAGTTCGTTAGCGTTCAGCCAATGAACCTTCCTGCTGGTCTAGTATTCTATCTAGATTTCCAGTATGGTAACAACGTACCTAAGCCTTTTGTAAAAGGACAGTCAGTTTACGGTACTTTGAACCAAACTCCTAACAGCGGATTCGGTAACCTAGCAGAAGGTGGTCTTTATGGCCAGGGCCGTTTTGGTTATTCTATTAACCAGTTCTCTGCCTCTTACTTCTCTGGTTCTGCTACTGCTACCCTCGCTACTTACCAGGATGTAAACTTTAACTCAGCTTACTCTCAGTCTGTAGTAGATAACAAGATGATCAAAATCAGCATCAATACTGGTTCTTTGGTACTTGATACCAACGGTGTTCGTGCCTTTGAAATCTCTGGTAGCAACAACGCTTCTATCACTCCTAGCACCCTTATCAATGACTTTACTGTTATCAATGGTGCTAACCTAGTATTCTTTGTTAGCGGTTCTACACTCGCTACAGTACAGACTTCATTGTCTGGTTCTGGTGTCGATAACGTAGTACCTGGCGTAGTATTGTTCTATAACAAAGCTACTAACTTCCAAACACGTGGTGACTTCGAGGATGCTCCTCAAGATACACCTACTCCATTCTCTAACCCGAACGCAGCTTCTTCTGCCTCTATCGTTATCCCTGAGATCAACGTACAGATGAAGTCTGAGACCATCTCTGCTAAAACTCGTAAGTTGAAAGCACAGTGGACTCCAGAATTCGCTCAAGACTTGAATGCTTATCATTCACTTGATGCTGAAGCTGAATTGACTGGTATGCTTTCTGAGTACATCTCTCTTGAGATCGACCTAGAAATCCTCGACATGTTGATCGAAAATGCACAGACAGTTGCTAACTGGTCTGCTCAAATCGGTCAGCAAATTAATGCTGCTGGTACTGCTTACGTAACAAACACCGCTGGTGCTTACTACAACCAGATGTCTTGGTTCCAAACTTTGGGTATCAAGCTTCAGGCCGTATCTAACAAGATCCATCAGTTGACCCTCCGTGGTGGTGCTAACTTCCTAGTATGTTCTCCAACTGTAGCTACAATCCTTGAGTCTATTCCTGGATTTGCTGCTGATACAGACGGTGCAGCCGACACTATGAAGTATGCTTTCGGTGTTCAGAAGATCGGTGCTCTTAACAGTCGTTACAAGGTTTACAAGAACCCTTACATGACCGAGAACACAATCCTTATGGGCTTCCGTGGTAACCAATTCCTAGAGTGCGGTGCCGTATACGCTCCTTACGTACCATTGATCATGACTCCTCTAGTGTACGATCCTCAGACCTTTACACCACGTAAGGGTATCATGACTCGTTACGCGAAGAAGATGATTCGTCCTGAGTACTACGGTAAGGTATATGTATCTGACCTTCAGGTAGCTCAAGCTAGCTAATCAATCTAGATAGCTTAAATAATAAAGCCGGCCCCGTAAGGCCGGTTTTTTATTCCCAAATCTACTATTTATATTAAAATTACAATGCCTACTTTACTAGATTTAAGCAGAGATCCGTACGGATTAAACGGAGGTGCAATTATAAGCGGTTCAGTAAATACAAAAGCTGACGCTTTCTGGTATTTACCTATAACAAACACTACCGCAAAGGTATCTTTTAGCAGCCTTACAGGCGGCCCAATTAGTGCTTCTTTCACAGCAGGTAATGGAGTTTTTGGTGCAATCACTGAAGTTTCTCAGTCGTCCGGTATAGCCGTTCTCTACTCTGGATCATACCAGTATCCCCTGCCCTGATATAAATCCTTGAGAATATATAATATAGAACCCTCTTCGGAGGGTTTTTTATTCTTTCCTGCTTACTATTTATATCAAACGGTCTGTGCATGGTGACAACAACAGTTTCAAAAAAGAAAAAACTTAAGAATCCTATCAAATTTCAAGTTACGCTCAACGAAGAACAAAAGGCTGCCAAAGCCATAATTCTTGGAAACAAGATAACGGTTCTGAAAGGAGGTGCAGGGTCAGGAAAATCGATGGTAGCCGCACAAGCTGCCCTTGATTTACTGTTTACCGGCCAGGTTGAGAAGGTAATTCTAACAAGGCCTGCTGTAACTGCAGGAGAGGAATTAGGGTTCATGCCTGGAGATAAAGATGCAAAGCTTGCTCCTTATACTGCAGCTATATACGATAACATGTATAGGCTCTATAATAAGGAGAAGATTGATAGAGAGATAACAGAGGGTAGGATTGAAGTGATTCCAGTGGCGTTCATGAGAGGTAGGAATTTGACAAACTGTTGTGTAGTAGTAGACGAAGGTCAAAATATTACACACCGTCAGATGGAGTTGATATTGGGTAGAATATGTGAAGGATCGAAAATGATTATTTGCGGTGATACAGCGCAGATCGACCTAAAAGACAAGAAATTATCAGGTTTTGGCTTTATCTGTAACAATTTGACAAACGTAAAAGGTTTTGCAGTTGTAACGTTAAAGACAAATCACCGCGATCCAATCGTGGAAGATATTTTGAAAGTATACTTAGACCATAGAGACTAGAAAACATGGCAAATCCAATAATTTACGACGGTAGTCCAGGTCCAATATCAGGAAGTACTCCGTTTGGATTCTACGACAACGACCCCCAGTACCAAAACGACGGGCCAAAAGTAGCTAACTACTGTGCCCGTAAATTAGGGTATCCAGTACTCGACGTCGAACTAGACGATCTAAACATTTACGCATGTTTTGAAGAAGCTGTATCTATATACGCTGAAGAGCTCTATCAACTCAAGATAAAAGACAACTACCTTACTCTCGAAGGTCAACCAACGGCTTCACTACTTAATAACACTGTAGTATCTCCGAACTTAACCAACATGATAAACATCTCTGAGACTTATGGACAAGTCGCAGGAGTAGGTGGATTTGTTAGTTGGAAAAGCGGATCATTAGACCTCTTACCTGGAGTACAAAACTATAACGTGTACGATTGGGCTGTAGCATCCCAAAGCATGGATCCAGGAGACAGAATTATCATTCAAAGAGTAATGTATCAAGCCCCGCCTGCAATTTACGGATACGGCTACGGTGCCTACTATCCACAACTTGGAGGTGCGGGTGCATGGCCAGGCGATTGGGGCGGATACGGCGGTATGGGATACGGTGGAAACAACAGTGCAACATATTACCCCATTTACTGGGATATTCAAAGAATTCAGCAGTTAGAAATGTCAAACGACGTACGTCTACCTGAGTGGTCATTTGAACTGATTGGAACTAATTTGAGAATAACTCCCGTACCTCTAGGAGGTAATTACGGTGGTTACAGGTCCTGTATATCAATCCAATACGCCTTTCAGTCTGATTTGATGTCACTCACTGAAAACAGTCCATACGGTGCAAATCAAGGTCTAGTTGCAAACCCCGCACTCGCACCTTACGGTCTAATCACCTACTCGGATATCAATCAACCAGGTAAGCAATGGATCAAAGAATATACAGCTGCACTAACATCCGAGCTACTGGGTCTAGTACGTGGAAAATACCAGACTGTACTCATTCCTGGTGCGGAAGCTACACTCAACTATAACGACTTAATTACGCGCGGTAAAGAAATGCAAACGGCTTTACGTGAAAAATTAAGGTTAGATCTTGAGGATATGTCAAGACAAAAGCAACTTGAGAGAAAACAGTCAGAAAACCAGTCTCTAAGTGATACATTAAGTAACATACCGTTAATGGTTTATATAGGATAATTATGGCTCTATTTGGAACAGTCAGGGATGCAAACATGCAACTCGGTGTAGCAGCCGAGTTTGTAAATAATGTAGTTACCCAACAAATCGGGTACTATAAGATAGTCCTCCCTGCAAGCCCGCCAAATATGTACGGTGAAGCTCTAGTTAAACAGTACATAGGTCCAGTGCTGCTTAACTGTTTGATAGTGCGCGGAGACTTTTCAACCGTAGCTGACAATAATTTCGGTCCCGACAGTAGACGAGAGGTAGATTTCAGGTTTTTAAAACCAGACCTGAAAGCAGCTAATGTAGTACCTGAGACCGGTGATATCATCATGTACAACGAACTCTACTACGAGGTCGATAATACGAACGAAAATCAGCTCTTCCTCGGAAAAGATCCGAATTACACTTATTCAGCTGGCTTAAACAACTTTGGTACTAGTTTCTCAATTATACTTAACACCCATATGACAACACCGGAAAGACTGGGTATAACACAACAAAGACTCTAGTATGCCGCAAATTGTACGACCACAGAATAGGAGAGAGTTTATGGATAAACTCATTATTCCAGCTGATCCTCAGTATGGAAACCCTAATCTCGTATTCTCTGAGCCGTTCAAGCCTGGACAACCTGAATTCAATAGAGCTTATGAAACTGCATTTGAACCTACAGCAGACAAGAAATACTCAATAGGACTTGAGGATATTGATCAATCTATAATGTATCACTTTACAAACGTTCTTAAGCTGACGGTATTTCAAAACAATTCTACGGTACTTGTCCCGATTATATATGGATCTCCTGAGAAATGGAAATCAATTCAGAAAGACGGATACTACCGGGATAATGTCTCAAGAATCATGTCTCCATTGTTAGTTTTTAAGAGATCTTCAGTAGTTCAAAACCGTACTCTTGGAAATAAGATTGACGGTAATGTTGCAAGAAACGTACAACTTTACGAAAAACCATTCTCTCGTAGGAATATATACGATAATTTTAATGTACTACAGAATCAAAAGCCGCAGAAGGAATATACAGTAGTGGTAACACCTGATTACGTGACAGTTAACTACACCTGTATCATGTGGACAAACTTTGTAGAACAGATGAATAAGTTAATTGAGGCTGTAAACTTTGCCTCTAATTCTTACTGGGGAGACCCTGACTCTTTTCAATTCCTTGCAAAAACTGAAACTTTCACTGACGCACAAGTCTACGAACAGGGCGAAGATAGGATTGTGAGAACTGAATTCGACCTCACTGTAAACGGTTATTTGATTCCGGATTCGCTGAACGCTTATATAGCTCAGCTTTCAGGTAAAACATATAGTATTTGCAAAATAGTGTTTAGTACCGAACAGGTACAGTAGCGCGGGTTGATGTTGTTACGAACGAACTATTTATAATCAAACTTCTTAGGCGTGGCCAACACCATTTCGCTGGCAGGGATATCACCCGGCTCCATAATCGAAGCCGATCAACTCACGAGGGTTATATATGCGCTTAACGGAGTAAGTGGCAGTGATATAATAATATCCGGAAGCCTAGGAGTGACCAGCTCGGCTGAATTTTCAAGCTCGGTAACATTTTTTGTAGGCGCAACCGGTTCTTTATTTGGTACGTCTAGCTGGGCACTCAATGCATTAACTGCTTCTTACTTTAGCGGCGTAACTAACGTATTTCCTTATACAGGATCAGCTATCTTTAGCGGTAGTATACTAGCTACAGGTAGCGTAAACATAACCGGTTCATTATTTGTAAACGGAGTTCAAATAGGAGCAGGATTTAATGTTATAGCTAATCCAGGTCCCGGTAGAGTTATTTTATCTGACGGAACACCTACTTCAGCTACCGCATCCGCTAATTTAATATTTACCGGAAATAACTTTTTTATCACAGGATCAACTATTTTCACAGCTGTTTCTGGAGAAACAAATATAGTTACGGTCAAGTCTAGCAGCGTTAATTATTTGACTATAAACACAGGTAGTCTATTTGACATATATAGCAGCATATTCAATGTTAGAGACCTAGTTACCCAACAACCGGTATTAACTGTAAGTGAGAGTATAGTAAAAATAGCAACTCAATCTCTCGATCCAACCGGTACAGCTCCAAATGGAGCTATATGGTTCACCTCTGCGAGTCTATATGTCGGTCTGGACTAAAATTAACTATTTATTAAAGTAAAAATCAACAAGCAAAATGGCAAATTGGAAAAAAGTCGTAGTATCGGGTAGCGCAGCCGAACTACAGAGTCTTAAAATAGCAAACAACGGCCTTGAAGTAACCGGATCGGTGAAAGCTGGTTTGAGTAATTCAAATGAAGCTAACATTGTATCCTATAACACGGCAACAGGTCAATTCTTTTATCAAGGCACTGGTTCATTTACCGCAACTACCGCGTCTTATATTCTAAGCTCTAACGTGGACGGCCCTCTAGGAATGAATAGCATTGCTAGCGCTTCACAAGCACTTACTGCTTCTTTAGCTCTCAAAACTACAGGAAGCCTTTCTCAAGTAGTAGGTGGCGGTCTAGGTGCTTTCAGCTTTGATGGTAGTACAAACGTACTGGTAGAAGTTAGCGGTGCCGCTCAACTTTCTCAAAATGCTGTCACTAAGTGGGACGATACTGCCAACAAATTCGTTAATTCAAGCCTTACTGATAACGGTACTGTAGTAAGTGGTGCTAGCTCAATTCAATTAACCGGAGCTAATTCTAGTCTAACCGGTTCATTCACGGGATCATTTGCCGGTAGTTTTGTAGGAGTCACCAACCTCCCTGACTTGACTCAAGGCACCGGTATTACAGCGTTTACTTACGATGGAGCTGCAGCAGCCACTGTAGCAGTTTCTGGAGCCGCTAACCTAACTACCGATAAGATTACAAAATGGACTGGTAATGCATTTGCTAATACCAGCCTGTCTGATGACGGTACAACGGTTTCTGGTTCAAGCTCAATTCGCCTTACAGGCAATAATTCAAGCTTGACTGGTTCATTCACTGGATCATTTACCGGTGACGGTAGCGGATTGACAGGTATCGCTACTACACTAAGACTTACCGGTTCTTATTCTACAGAGCCTTCAACCTTCACCACTGTTGATCTTCTTAACCAAGGATTGACCATTGCAGGTACGCTTAACGAGATTAACGTTACAGCATCTGCACAGACCATTACAATAGGTTTACCTGAAAGTGTAGTAATCGGCGACTTAAGAGTTAATAACAACTTAACCGTCCTCGGTACTGCAAGCTTCCAGCAAACAACAAACCTAGAAGTAGCAGATAGATTTATCCTTCTTGCTTCTGGTTCAAATACAACTGGCGATGGCGGTCTAGTAGTACAGCAAGGTACGCAAAACGTAGGCGAACTTTTCGGATACGACAGCGGAGCACAGAGATGGGCTATGACAGGCTCGTTTACTGCAAATCAGAGTGCGTTTACACCTGATGCTTTCATGGCAGCAGTAGTAGAAGGAGCAAGTGGAAATCCAACATCTGCACCTGCTAGATATGTAGCAAAAGGTAACATATTTATAGGAAATGATGAAACAATTTGGATCTACTCTTAATAAGGTTTTAAAAAATATAGTTATGGGTTTTAGCGCAAGAAATGTAACTACAAATAACAACAGCGTAGAGGAGCCCAAACCGGCTCCTTTACCTGTCTTGAATCTAAAAAAAGACGAAGTAGAGCATCTTTTAAATCTCATTAGAGAGTCTCATTTTAAAGGAGAGCACGTTCAAAAAATCTTTGAACTCGTGCTAAAACTACAGGATTACTATATCAAGCTTCCTTGATTCTCCGATATTTATATAATGTACAGCACTGTTGGCCCGGTAAGGGAAGTAGGCATATACACGGCATAAGTGTATGTATCTAACCGCAGAAGAAACTGTCACAATATAGTATGCCTAGCTGGAAAAAACTCATTCTCAGTGGATCGGACGCATCACTGAACTCTCTCGCTGTAACTACAAACGTCAACGCTCAGTCTTTTACCGGATCCCTACTAGGAACCGCCTCCTTCGTTACAGCTTCTAACGTATATGGTCCGTTTGGATCAAATAGTGTTATAAGTTCATCATTTGCTTTAACAGCGTCATACGCATCATTTGCTAATAATGGCGGTGTAACACAGATACTAGCAGGCCCAAATATTACAATATCACCATTAAGTGGTAAAGGCCAAGTTACTATTTCTTCAACAGGAACAGGCTCGGGTAATTTTAATACAGCAACAGGATCATATGGTAGTTTTTATGATACAACTACACAACCAAACCCAGTAGCTAATATTCCTCGTTCAATGTCATTTAATGAGATTGCAATTACAAATGGAGTTTCACTATCTGGCTCAACAAATCCTTTCAACACCTACATTAAAACAGAAAATGCTGGTGTATATAATCTTCAATTCTCAGCACAACTTGATAAGACAGATAGTGGCACAGATAGTGTTGATATATGGATTAGAAAAAATGGTATTGATTTATTGGATACCGGTACAACAGTAACATTAACGGGTAATAATGATAAATCAGTTGCAGCGTGGAATTGGTTTGTTCAATCAGCAGCTAATGATTATTATCAAATAATATGGTCTTCAGCTGACACTGATATGAGATTATTAGCTGAAGTATCATCAAGTGTACATCCTGGTATTCCATCAGTTATCGCAACTGTAAATAGAGTTGACCAATTTTTATCTAATACAGGATCATTCAATGGTGACTTTAATGGTGCCTTTACAGGTTCATTATTTGGTACAGCATCATTTGCAATACAAGCAGCGACTGCATCGTATGCTGTTAATGCGACTAGTGCTTCATTCACAACAACGGCTTCGTTTGCACAAACTGCTTCTTTTGTACCGACATCATCTCTAGTAAATAATTTCTTTGTACAAGGTGGTAATTCGTTTGGTACTCAAGCATTGCTTGGTACTAATGATAATCAAAATCTTGCTTTTGAGACTAGCGGATCTACTAGAATGTTTATTAGTAGTAGCGGATTTGTAGGTATTAATACAGTATCTCCTGCATATACATTAGACGTAACCGGTAATGCAAGAATAAATTCAGTAGGAGCTAGAATACTAGCTGTGGGATTGGCTGGTAATAATACTAGTGCTATAATTGGCTCCGGTGCAGGATCAGCAGTAGAATTAGGATGGGGAAATGGAGGAGCTTATGTGACTTCTACAGGTAATAGCACATTAGCTCTTCAAGCAGGTACTAATAATAATAACGCGACTGGCACTGGTAATGTTGGTATAGGTTATAACTTAGGGAGTTCCTTTTTAGGTAGGTTACAAATAAAAGGATATACTAGTGGATCTAATTTAATTACAGCTTCATTTTATGTAGAAAACCAAGCAAGCAGCGCTTCTTTTGCTGTTCTAGATGATAGATCAGTTAGAATGTACGGTGGATCTACCACATCTGGATCGGCTTTGATTACTGGTTCATTCACCTTAATAGGTAATCAAACTATTACCGGTAGTTCAACAGCAACTGGCGGTTATACAGGCTCTTTATTTGGTACTGCTTCATGGGCAATCAACGCTTTAACAGCCTCGTCTGCCGACAATTTTGTAATCAGACAAAATGCTACAGCATCTAACCTGCTTGTTAACGGAACATTAACTGCACAGACATTAATAGTTCAGGCTGTAACATCTTCTGTAAGTTTCATTACCGGATCTACTAAGTTCGGATCATTATTAACCAATACTCACCAATTTACCGGTTCAGTAACAATCACTGGAAGTCTCGCAGTAAATGGAGAGGCTGTAGTCACTACCGGATCATATAACACATTCTCTGCTTCGATTGCAGGCCGTGCTACAAACCTCGAAGCTACTGCATCAACTCTTACAACAGCGTCAGCTAGCTTTGCTCTAGTATCTAGTTCTTATAGTAGCGCATCTGGATCATTATCCACTCGTGTAACTACACTCGAAAACGCATCTGCTTCATTTGCATCTCAATCTGGAAGCAACAGTGTAAGATTAACTAATTTAGAGTCTACGGCATCAGTACTGACTACTGCTTCTGCTAGTTTTGCAGCAGTTAGCGCCTCATACTCTACAGCATCAGGATCTATTAGTACAAGACTTACAACCATCGAAGGTAAGTATCTTACAACAGGATCTAACGTAATGTCAGGATCTCAAGCAATCACAGGATCCTTGACAGTAACAGGTAGTATTACAGCAACACAGGGAGTTACAGCTAGTCTTTTCGGAACATCTAGCTGGGCTCTTAATGCAGTAACGGCTTCGTTCGCAACCAGTGCATCGTTTGCAACAACATCTTCTTTCGCAACCAGCGCATCGTTTGCAACAACATCTTCTTTCGCAACTAGCGCATCGTTTGCTATATCAGCTTCTAGAGCGACAAGTGCTGCTACAGCCTCTTATGTACTCAACGCAGTATCTGCTTCTTTTGCAACTACTTCATCATTTGCAGTTAGTAGCTCGTTTGCAACAACAGCTAGTTACGTGTTAAATGCAGTATCTGCTTCGTTCGTAACTAGTGCATCATTTGCCACAAGTGCTTCATTAGCACAGACGGCGTCTTATGTCCTAAACGCCGTAAGTGCATCGTTTGCCGCTACAGCTAGTTCTGCTGATAATTTCTTAATCAGACAGAATGCTACTGCCTCAAATCTATTAGTAAACGGTACCCTTACAGCACAAACATTAATAGTCCAAACTGTTACTTCTTCTGTAAGCTTCATTACAGGATCTACGAGATTTGGATCACTACTTACAAATACTCACCAGTTTACAGGATCTGTAACAATTACTGGAAGCCTAGCCGTAAACGGGGAAGCTGTAGTTACTACAAGCTCCTACAATACCTTCTCTGCTTCGATTGCAGGCCGTGCAACAAACCTCGAATCTACTGCATCAACACTAACAACCGCTAGTGCATCATTTGCCCTAGTTTCAAGTAGTTATTCTAGCGCTTCAGGATCTCTCAGTACAAGAGTAACAACCCTTGAGAATGCTTCAGCGAGCTTTGCTTCACAGTCAGGTAGTAATAGCGTACGGTTAACTAACCTAGAATCTACCGCTTCCGCCCTTACAACTGCTAGTGCATCCTTTGCCGCAGTTAGCGCTTCATATTCTACAGCTTCTGGGTCACTTTCAACACGTGTTACTAATCTCGAAAGTACAGCCTCTACATTAACTACAGCATCTGCCAGCTTTGCAGTAGTTAGTTCAAGCTATGCAGCATTGAGCGGATCATTTAGGACCGGTTCTTATACTGGATCATTTACCGGTACTTTAATAGGTACAGCTAGTTGGGCATCAAACGCCACAACTGCTAGCTATGTTTTAAATGCCGTATCAGCATCGTTCGCAACCAGCGCATCTTTTGCAACTACGGCGTCATTTACCCTTAGTGCATCTTTTGCTACAACAGCCTCTTTTGTAACTAGTGCGTCATTTGCATCGACAGCCTCCTCAGTTAATACACTGAACCAAAGTGTAGTAATAACAAATTATTTAACTGTAGGTACTTCCTCATTAGGATCTACCGAAAATACATTAGTGTTAGGTCCTTCACCAGCAGGCGGAGCAGGTGAGGGCGGTCAGGTATTATTACAGGCAAGCGGAGGATTGTATACCTCAGCTTCAATGGTAGATACCTATCAAGATAAATTTAGAATATTCT